ACTGTTTGCCCACAGCATTGACCAGATTGGGGAAGCCATCTTCCCACTTGATGTTTCCATCAGCATCGCGGCAAACCACATGGTAGTGGCCTTCAACACCAACAGTTTCAGCGCCAACCACATTGGACTGCATAGCAATCTCTGCATGATCGCCAAAGTTTGAAAGTTCGTTAGACATGATGACTCCTATGCAATGCGAATAATCGCGCTGGTGCTGTTGGCTGTTGGGAATTGAATCTGAAACTGAGTTGTACAGGTCTTGTCAGATCCAAAGTCTAAAACACATACGGTCGGATTTGTTACTCCGTCGTATTTATAAATCAGTGCCCCACGACATGTAAATGCCGCTGGGTTCCAAGTTACGTTTGAAAAGGACAGGTATGCGACTGTATTGTCTGTGTTTGATCCCGTTGTAGGGGCAACAGATACAGTAAGCGCTTTTCCACCAACTGTGTAGCCGGTTCCTGTTATTTCATTGGTCGAGATGTAAATCCCAGTTGTGGGATCAAGCGTGGCTGCTCCCGTGTACAGCGCAATCTTGAAAGTATCGCTGTTGAAGTTAAACGAGCCTGTTGCCAAGCCCGTTTTAAACGCATTGGTAGCACCTTGCTGGATTGGCATGTCAGGTCACCTTCTGACGATACTGACCGTCCCTGTATGCGTCACCACGCTCCATGCCATCACCCAGACGCTTAGCCAATCCAAGAGCTTCCTTGTACTTGCCGTCGTACAAGCCCATCATGTCAGCCTCACCCTTCATGTAGGTGTAAGCTTCAACCAGCGAGCCGTAGAGCAACACCGAGTCAAAGTTGTCACCAAGCCATGATGTATTGGCTGTAACAATTGATGTTGGGTAGTAATAGTAGTGAAGCTCAATGCTATAAACAGCATCTGGCGTAGGGCCAAGAATGAACGACAACTCGTTGGTGACCGTAGATCCAGTTACCGTCGGCCCAAACAGGGCGTAGTACTTGGGCATGGCCCGGTCTGTTGGGTCTGGATACGCCTGACGGATGTAGTTCACATCCTTGTTGAGCAGGTATTCGTAAGACCCCGTGCCATCAATGACTGCCATTGAGTAGACAGCCAAAAAATCATCAGGGCATGACAGGTACTTGTTGTTGTACGAAGCTGATCCCGTCACGTTTTTACGCAAGGAAGGAAACTGTACGGTGTTGTAGATCCTCTGTTCTGCCTGTTGGACGAACGTGGGAATCTGAGCCGCGAAATCGCTGCTTGTATTTTCCGTATAGGCGACGATAGCCGCCGACAGTTGCGTGTAGTTCACGCCATCGGCCCCCTAGCCATCGTGCCTTTGGTGGCACAGCCCGTACCGCGAATCTTGATGCCCGAGGTTTTAGCCCCAGCGTCATAGCCTTCACGGTTGATGCTGCCAACCGACATGTTTACACGATCAGCTTTGGTTGGCTCGGACGTATAACCATTGCCAAGAGCAACTTTGCCACCAGTCATGGTGTGTGGCTGGGCATAGACTTCAGCAGAGCCAACTTCCTTGCCCATCACCTTTTTGATGAATTTAGCCATGATTAAATCCCCGTAGCGCGAACTTTGCGCACAACAGATTTCTGGTTCGCCACTTTGGCGAGGCCGCGACCCATGCTCTTCATATCCGCATTGGTTTTGCCGCCAGCACGAAAGTTCTTAGCACCTTTGTGCATCCGGCTTTCATGCGCTTTGACTTCTTTCTTAGCCTCGACATCAGCGATGCTTTTAACTTGTTTCTTGTCCATGTTCACTCCTATGTAGCCACAACAGTGACTGTACCAATTTGAATGTTTAAAACCAAATAATTTGGCGTCAAACCCGCATCATTTGCTCTAGACCCGCCAACCGGATTCCATCCCCACTGATAAACCCGGCTACCTTCGCTTGGAAGACCAACTCCATTCTGAGTTGTCGCTGTTGTGGGCTGAACCTGCAAGCCTGTGTTACCAGACTGATAATAACTAATATCCGGGCGCGGGTCACGAATTCCTTGCGGGTCATCCACCGGGTACATACCCAGTTGCAATTGCGGATGATCAGGATCCCAGCACTGCGGACAGACCAAGAGATTGTAGTTCTTGGTCTTGATAATCTCTTTACGTAGCTCCTTGAGCTTGAATCGAAAATTGCAGCGGTCGCACTGGGCAATCGCGTGCTTGCCTGATGCGAATCTGTTACCCATTAAATACCCCCGCTACCAAGGAACATTGGACGGGGGACAAACCGAAGTGCTGCCTTCTCCCGATCTTCATCCGAAGCCAACTGCCATGCCTCATCGTACTGCGCCTTGAGCATGTCTAGTCTAACTTCTGAACCGGGAATTTTCAACGCCAAATAGTACGCAAGCCCGGCAGCTAAGCAAGGGAGAAAGCGGAACGGAACATCAAAGTTCTTTACGCCAGAGTTTGTCGCATCTTGCATCCGGCGCATCCTCCAGTACACGAACTGATACGTCGTTCCGGGGTTTGGCGTGGGCCAGACAGTGATGGACTGCTTCTGGGAGAGGTAGATGTCAGCGTTAGTTGAGTGGGAAGCGGCGGTAGTTCCACCCTGACCACGGCAGCAATTAAGCAGTAGTGCCGGGTATCCGTTAGCTGCTGGCTGGTACTCGTTGTAGAAGATCAGTTCTGTACCGATAGTCACAAAGCCAGCGTTGGGGAAGCCCGCCAGTGTGGTGACTGGAATAGAGGTAGCGTCTGCTTGAAATGTAGAGTAAACCTTGGCAGGTAGCAGCGAGTCTTGCGCTGTTAGACGCTGGATGTAGACCTGTATTGGTCTGCCCTGAATCAGCTTGTTGGGGATCGTAGCGTATGTGGAGACGCTAATCCTAGTGATGGTCAGGTCAGCTTGATTGTTTGCTTGGTTAGCGTTGGTGCGGATAACGTGTTCAAGCAGATCCACTGTGTCATCGGGCAGGGCGTACGTGGGCTGGCCAGTAGCAAGAGTGATCATGTCTTGTTCAAACGTCCACATGTTGATGCCGCGATTGGCCCAGTCGGCAAACAACAAATTTAGGGAACGGCGAGCCGTACGCAGGTCGTAGCCACTGCGAAGCTGGGAACCAGCGCGTTCAAACGCTTCCTCAACAATCTCGTTGAGGTCTAGGTTAAACGCTGATACGCCAGAGGTGGTCATAGTTTATTTTCTCGCCGCTCGCATGTTGTCGATCAGATTGGGGTACGGGCGCCCAGCTTTTTTTGCCGCAGCCTTTGCACTAGCCTTTTTAGCAGGGCTTAGCTTCTGTGGTTTGCCCAAGCCTTTGGGGCGCTTCTTATCCCAGACCTCACCACCTTCTGCGTACTGCATGAAGTCGGTGTTGTCGCGGCGGGCTTTACGCTTACCACTTGGCATCTTGGACGGATTGATGTCCCCCATACCCCGTGAAGCCATCATCGCATCTTCCCCTTAGTTCTGCCACGCTTGGCGATGCCATCAGCAGCTTTAATGTAGCCACCTTTCTTCGCCATAAGCATTGGAGTATTGGCCTGCTGCATTGAATCCAACACTTCGTTTGTCGTCTGCGAACGGTCAACCCCCCCAGAAAGCTGGGATGGCTGGGGTTTATACGCCCCAACCGAAATTGTTCCACCGTCCGAAAACCGCTTTTTCATCGCAGCATCCCACGAGTCCTGCCACGCTTAGCAATGCCGTCCCCGCGACTAGCGCCTTTGGATGCAGCAACACGGCCACCACGCTTATAAACTTTGTCTTCGTCGAAGTCTTCCTGATCCTTGCGCTTAGCACGTTCAGCGTCTTTTTCCGCCTTTGTCTCTCGCGTCAACTGATCAATCTCTTCTTCGTTGAGCCGCTGTTTTGCATAGTCAGACAGCTCGACCTTTTCGTTGGGTTTGGCCAGCTTTTCAGCAGCTTTACCAAGTCCAGTGTTTTCAACCAGCTTCTTGCCAGCGCCGGTCTTCTCATCTAAAGCACGGCCCGCTTGATACCCAGCCTCAAGCGCAGCTCCCTGCAATCCAGCGCGGCCAGCAGTACGTAACATGGCTCGACCACCAGCTTCTTGTTGGAGTCGGCGGTTGTAATCACGAGAAGCATCAGCGCCTAAGCCCTTGCGAATGCGCTCATTGTCAGCGCTTTGAGAAGCAGCTACGTCTTCCCCCAAGTTGGGCATCAAATCCCGAGCATTGGTCTGGTTAGGGGATCGGTATCTATACCCCGTTTGCGCTGGCTTATTTAAGCGTCCCATAACTACACCTCTTACATCTTCCCGCCCTTGCACATAACCATAGTGCCGCGAGTCTTGCCTTTCTTGGCAATGCCATCAGCAGCTTTGGTGTAACCACCACTAGCAAACTTCTTTTTATAAGCTTGCTTTTTTTCTTGGCGGACACCGATCTCCTCGCCGGGCATTGGTTCTGCCGCAACGGGAGGTTTTTTAACTGCCTTTGGTTTTGGACTCGGGGGAGCCATTTCTGGATCCATCGGAGGCTGGCCCATCTCTGCGGTGTAGATACCGCCATCAGCGTAACGGCGTTTCATATCAGCACTTCCCGCCACGTTTCATGCCCTTGGCACCGCTCATGATGCCAACGGTTTTGCCAGAGTCACCCATATTTTTGCCACGGGTGTGACCTTTAGATTGAACACTGTGTTCACCAAATTTCTTGATGCCACCAGCAGTGACTTTGCCCATCTTTTCCATAGTCATGCCACGACGCTCACGCGAAGGGTTAGACATGGACGTGTCGCCACCAGCAGCGTACTTCTTAACGCCACCGCCTTTTTTCATACCAGCCATTTCAGACTCCTCATGTTTGATCATTGACTTAGGAGCGCCCTTCTTTTTCATGAAGGAAATCTCCTTACCTACCATCTTTTTAGACTCAGCCATTTCGCCACCTTTTGCAAACAAAGCTGACTTACCATGCTCGGTAGTCGGCTTATTAATAGACTGACGGTCGGGGCGACTGCCAGTACCAAACTTTTTACCTTTATCCGCCTGCATGTAGTCTTCGCCAACAGACTGAGGGATTCCAACACGCTTAGCCGCAGCGGGGTCGTTTGCGACCATCGCCATCAGATTGTGCTGTTTCTTGCTAACCGAGGGCACTTCTCTGCTCCTTCATGAAGTCATCAATTTTCTTCTCAAGCCGATCCAACCGATCCAATACGCGATTGATATCCGTATGTACCTCTGACTTGGTTACATACTCTTTCGCAATCTCTTCCCGCGTGCGGTTGAGAAGAATTTGAATGCGTTTGACTTCGTCCGTGGACATCTTTACCCAGAACAAAATCAGGGCAGAGATTAGGGACAGTGCAGCGTTCCACAGCGTTAAGTCCATTTCAACAATTCCACGCCCTCAGGCTTTTGTTAATACGGCTGTTGGGATCGTTGGCTGTCTTGGCGCTGGTCA